AAAAAAGACTTGCGGCGGTTATATTTGGGCTTATGTATAGACTTAAAGAAATACAGGACGCATTATTGCACGTCGTCGGGTGGGAACAATCATACGACCCGGCAAAGGCGATAGACGACAATTTAACGCAGACGGAAAGCGGTTTGACGTTTCAAGGTGCGCACCCCCTTGTTACTTTGGATAATGTCCGGGCAATCGTCCCGGATGATTTCGTTTTTCAATATCCGGTTTGGAATATGATACCGGAATACAAAGCCGGGGCAAAGGTTCGCCACAACAACAAAGTTTGGATTGCCGCACGGGACAACCAAAACGAGGAACCGACCGAAAGCGATTTTAACGACGATTACAACGACGATTACGGCAACCCATATTGGCAACCGTACAATTTCATTTCCGATTATTTGGAGCGGTTGACCCGTAACGGTATTGCGCAAATGGTACAAACATTCACGCAAATAAAGGGATTGGATAAGGAAACAAAGAACCTATTGGAACGGCGCACGTTCTTTGACGGTGCGGGACGTATCCGGGCGACGTTGCCGAATAATCATAAATTAGTCGGGTTTGAAATTGTCCCGGTTCGTTCTATGGGCGTAACAATGAAAATCGAACAAATCGGGTTGCAAATGACGGGCGCAACCGGGGTTGTCCGTATGTATCTTTTCCATTCGTCCCAAATTGACCCGATAAAGACGTTTGATTTGAATTTTACGCAGACAAACGGCGGTTTTCAATGGTTCCCGTTGAAAGATTGTTATTTACCGTATATCAGTACCGGAAACAACGCCGGGGGGTCGTGGTTCCTTTGTTACAACCAAAACGATTTGCCCGCCGGGATGCAGGCAATTAACATGACAAAGGATTGGAGCCGGGAGCCGTGCGGGACGTGTACGGGTTACGTTGATTTGGAGCGTTGGCGGGAAATAACCAAGTATTTACAGGTATCCCCGTTTATGATGAACGCCCCGGAAACATTCGACGAATACCCGGAGTTGTGGGATATTGCGTTGACGATGTACACCAATACGCAGAATTACGGGTTGAATTGCGAAATAACCGTTGGTTGCGACCTAACGGATTTTATCATTAAGGAAAGGCAAATTTTCCAAACGGTTATCCAACGACAGGTCGCCGCAATCATGTTGCGCACGTTGGCAATGAACCCCGATGTTAAGGTAAACCGGAACCAAGTAAACGCAACCCGGTTGGAAATTCTTTACGAATTGGACGGCAACGTTGAGGGTCGCCCCGGCGGTTTGGGTTATGACCTTAAAAAAGCATACGAGGCGTTGCGGTTGGATACGCAGGGTATCGACCGTATTTGCCTTACTTGTAATAACCACGGTGTAAAATACCGGACAACGTAAGATTATGGCGGGGTTAAAGTCAATACAGGATTTACGCAACCGGGTTGCCACGTTCAACAACGGGTTATCGTCCGGCGCATACATTCAACAAATCATTTGGGACAATGACGCCTATATTGTTGATATGAATGCCGAGGAACAATTGTTTGAACAAGGTATTAACCGTTTGGGCGTGGATATTATGGATTACGCCCCGTATTCGCCGTTGACGATAGCCATAAAGGAGGAAAAGGGACAACCGACAAACCGGGTAACGTTACGGGATACCGGGGATTTTGAAGCGTCGTTTTTTTTGGAAGTCGGCGACAAACAGTTTGAAATAAAAGCGTCGGATTTCAAAACGGAGGACTTAATAAAAAAGTACGGGCGGCAAATATTGGGATTGACGGACGAAAATATTGCGGCGTTGATTTGGCAATATATATTCCCGGACTTAATGAAGAAAGCAAAAAACGTATTATATGGCAACGAATAAGAGAACAACCCCTATAATTCCCAACCCGGTTTTAATCGACCGGGTTTTGGGGAACATACAAACCGGGTTAATGGATAACGTCGATTGGTTGGACATCGCATTTGGGCGGGCGCAACGTATCGCCAAAGTGATACAGGGCAAACGCTATTATACCCCGAACGTATATGCGGGCGGGACGGAATGGAGAGGCGACAATGATTATATCGACGTTTCCCCGGATGCCAATATTGGCAATTTTTCGTTCTTTTGGATAGACGACCCGCAAACGGTCGGTTGGGTTCCCAAAGAGCAAAGCGAGATTAAAGCCCCGTTTTCCCTTATTGTTTGGTTCGATTTGCGCAAGGTTTACCCCGGTCAACTCAACAACCGGAATACCGAGGCATTGAAGAACGAAATATTGACCGTCCTAAATGGCGGTTTTTGGCTGAAAGACGGGACGATTGTAATAAACCGGATTTATGAGTTGGCGGAAAACGTGTACCGTGGGTTTACGTTGGACGAAATAGATAATCAATTTTTAATGCACCCGTTCGGCGGTTTTCGCTTTGAGGGTGTATTGTCAGTTAATCAACCTTGTAACATTTAACGATATGGTAACTTTCATTATTTGGGTTTTGGTCGTGGCAACCGTGGCGGCGTTCCTGTTGACCCTGTTAAAAAAGTGGGGCGTTATTGAGTACGTCCAAGTTCACGGCAACGACTTTTTTGTTAAGATGTTCAATTGCGGCTTTTGCTTATCATGGTGGGCGGGGGTCGTTTTGTCCGTCCTGTTTGCTATATGCACCGGGAACCCGGCATTGTTATTGGTTCCGTTTTGTTCAACAGTCATAACCCGCATACTCTTATGAAAACGACAAAGATAGGGGAACGGGCGGTTGTGTTGTACGACAGTATCGACGAATTGCCGATTTTGCGATTTCACGCATATAACAAAATGTTGCTTATCGACGCCGGGGTTGGGTCGGATTTGAACGATTGGGATGCGCATATTGAAAAGGCAATCCGGTTTATCCGAAAGGAAAAGCCGGATTTGGCGGAAAAGGAATTGGATAATTTGCGGCAAAACGTTTATTTCGTCCAATCCGCCATATCGCCAAAGTATTTGGCGTTTGCCTGTTTGGTTAAGTCAGTGGACGGAACCGAATACAACGATATGACGGCGGACGGTTTGCAAAAGGTATTGGATTTATTCGCCGATGCGCCGAACGCCGAGTTGACCGCCCAATTGGAAGCGGTCAAAAAAAAAATAGATAAAGAATTGCAATTGTATTTTCCTAAACTATTCGACGACGCCACGGTTAAAGAGTATTACGACCAATTGAAGCAACGCACGATGTTAATGTTGGATGCGATAATAAAGGGGGACGAAAGCGACAAACGAGAAGAAATAGACCATATTACGACGTTGTTGTTGACTTATACAAAACCCAAATCGTTTAGCGGGTCGGATAGCGTGGAAATACAATACGACAAGCAGTTTGAAAATATGTGTTTGATGTTGTCCCAACATTTGCACGTAAACCCAAAATCGTTTACCGTTTTGGAATATTACAACGCATTTGAATACATTAAGGAGCAAGCGAAAAAAGCAAGCAGAAAAAGCCAAAATAAGGCGATTTAAGGTGCTTTATTTTTCAGACGATAAATTATACATTTGAGAAAAGAAAATTGATTGTAGGGTAAATTACCCGAAAATAACAAAAACAAATAGTCGGATATATGGCAGATAACAACAACCCAATTAAATATTCTGATTTGGTAAGCCCCGATAATTCGATTACTGATTTGATAAAGCAATTGGATGAACTTTCAGACGCATATACAAATGCGTTGAAAAATATTAGGGCGGAAGCAATTCAGTTGGCGGCGGTTCTGCAAAAGGTTTCCGGGGCAACCGAGGACGGCAGGAACACAACCAAGAAAGCCGCAGACGATGCGGAACGTTTGGCACGTGCGCAACGTGATTTGGCGTTTGCAGAAAGCGAGAACGCCAAAAAGTTAGCCGAGTTAAAATTGGCACAGCAGGAAGCGAACCAAATTAATAAACTGATTGTGAAAATAAATCAATCCGCCGAGGGTAGTTATAACCGTTTATCGGCGCAATATTCATTGAATAAGATTTATTTAAACAACATGACTAAAGCCGAACGGGAAAACACCGAGGAGGGGCGAAAATTGGTTGCACAAACCAAAGAAATATACGAAGAAATGAAACGTTTGCAGGAAGCAACCGGGAAATTTCAATTGAACGTCGGAAATTATACGGAGGCGTCCGACGCAATTATTGCGTATGGCGACAAATTAAAAGAAACGTTAGGTTTAAATAGCGCATTTGGCGAAGGTCTTTTGGCGTTAGGACGTGGCGGGGCTGAAAGTAAAGCCGTTTTTACAGCTATTGGCGACGGGGCAAAAGCATTGGGAAAAACTTTGTTGGGATTACTTTCAAACCCGGTTTTTTTGGCGATTGCCGGAATTGCGGCGGCGGGTGCGGCGTTTAAATGGTGGTACGATTATAACGCCGGGTTAGTTGAGGCAACGAGATTGACGCAACAATTTACCGGGAAAAGTGGCGATGATTTGAAAGCGTTTAGAAATGAGGTGCAAGCCGTCGCCGATTCATTCAACGCAGATTTCCGGGAAACATTGATTGCAACAAACGCATTATCAAAACAATTTGGTATTTCTGCAAATGAGGCATTGCAGTTGGTTAAGGATGGTTTTTTGTCCGGAGCCGATGCGAACGGGGAATTTTTAGACACGTTGAAAGAATACCCGGCATATTTCAAAGAGGCTGGAATATCAGCAGACCAATTTGTTGCGATTGTAGCCCAAACAAACAAAATGGGTATCTTTTCGGACAAAGGCGTTGACGCAATTAAGGAGGCAAATTTGCGTTTGCGTGAAATGACGACGGCGACGGCGGCGGCTTTGGACGGTATCGGTATTTCGTCGGAACAAGTTCAAAAAGATTTGCAGACCGGAACCAAAACAACGTTCGATGTTATACAAGACGTTTCCGCAAAATTGGCAGAATTGCCGGATAATGCGGCAACGGTCGGGGCTGCAATTGCAGATATATTCGGGGGTCCCGGAGAGGACGCCGGATTGCAGTATTTGCGCACGTTGAAAGATATTTCAACAAACATGGATGAAGTAAAAGGGAAAGCCGGAGTTTTGGCGCAATTGCAGGAGGAACAATTGCAAAGCCAAATTGAGTTGCAAAACGCATTATCCGGGTTGTTTGACGCAACCGGAGGAAATTTTGAAACGTTGACAACGCAGGCAAAAGTTTTTGTTAACCAAGGATTGACGGCGATAATAAAAGGGGTTATTGATGTTGTCAATTACTTGATTGAGTTATACAATGAAAGTGTTTTGATACGTGCAATTTGGAATGGGATTGTTGCCGGATTCAAAACAACATTTGATACGTTGGGAAATTTGTTTGGATTCTTTATTGATATAGTCAAAGCAACCGGAACCGCATTAAAGGGGGCGTTTACGTTAGATTTTGACGACGTAAAAAAAGGATTGGCAGATTATGCAGCAGCGTACGGAAATTTGGTTAAAGCCCAAGTTAAAGACATAACAGAAAATTTCCAAGAGGGTTTGGATGGTATGCAAAAGAAAATAAAACCGTTAACAATCCCGGTTTCTGTTGGAGACACCCCGACGCCACAAACAGACAATAAGCCCGTAACGACACAGAACCCAACCGTAACGCAAAGGGGTAAAAGCGATGCGGAAAAGGCAGCAGAACAACAAGCAAAGCAAATTGAAGCGGCTTATAAAAAGAATTTGGAGGCAACCCGGAAATTGCAGGATGTACAATTGCAGTTGGAAACCGACGAATGGGCAAAGCGTAGGCAGCAAACGCAATATCAGTATTCCCGACAGATTGAGGATTTGCAACACCAATTACAGACCGAAAAGGATTTGAACGAAACCGGACGGCAGGCGATAAACGCAACAATTACGGCGTTAGAACAGCAGCAGACAGAGGCGTTGTTGAAAATAGAGCAAGAACGGCAGTTGCAAGAATTGGCATTGCAGAAAGAAAGCATTGAATTACGTTTGCAAGCGGTTAAGCAGGGAAGCGAGCAGGAACGACAATTGCGTATGCAGTTGTTAGAGAATGAAAGACAAACCGCATTATTACAGAACCAACAGAAACCGACCGGGCAACAGCAAGACGCCGGGGCGATTAATGCAAGTTTTGACGCAAAGGGAGCCGGAATTGCGGACGAATATTTGCAAGCGCAATTACAGATATTCGACCAACAACAAGCGTTGGCACAATCGGAGTTTGATTTGTTGAGAAATTCAGAAGCCCGGAAAACTCAATTCCGTTTGCAAGCAGAAAAGGAACGTTTGCAAAAGGTTTTAGAATTAAATCAGCAAGCCGCCAATAAATTGTCTGATGTTGAGGTACAAACAATTCAAAACAGTATTAAAAAAATAGACCAAGAAATTGAGCAATCCAAAGGGGAGGAACGAGGAACAGACATTTACGGTTTGTTTGGGCTTAATTTGGACGACGACCAAAAAGAGGCAATTAATACGTCTATGCAATACGCATTGGATGCGTTAAATACATTCACGGCGGCACGTGTTGCCGCAGCAGATGCAGCCGTTGAGCAAGCGGATAAAGAGGTTTCCGCCGCACAATCGGCGTTGGATGCAGAATTGGAAGCAAGGGCAAACGGGTACGCCAATAATGTTGTACAAGCGCAAAAGGAGTTGGATTTAGCAAAGAAAAACCAAGAAAAAGCGTTGAAAGAACAACAGAAAGCGCAAAAACAGCAGGCAGCAATACAAACATTGCAGCAAATCGGAAACATGGTAACAGCAACGGCGTTGATTTGGTCGCAATTAGGTTTCCCGTTTGCAATACCTGCAATTGCCGTAATGTGGGCGAGTTTTGCAGCGTCTAAAATCAAGGCGGCGCAATTGGCAAAACAGACCGGAGGAACCGGAGGAACAGAAACATACGGCGACGGTACCGTTGAACTTTTGGAGGGTGGTTCGCACCAAAGCGGAAATGATATTGATTTAGGTACAAAACCGGACGGAACCCGCCGACGTGCCGAGGGCGGGGAATTTTTCGCCGTTATCAATAAACGTAATTCCCGCCGTTTCCGTCGTTTAATCCCGGACGTAATAAATAGTTTGAACCGGGGAACATTCCCCCAAAAGTACCTTAATGCCTACAATACCGACGGCATTAATGTAACGGTTCAACAAAATAACGCACCGGATTTGCGGGATTTAAAAGACGATGTAAGGGAGATTAAGGAACAAAACCGCCGCCGTCGTTACGTCGATGGCAACGGCAATGTTATTGAGGTTTACAAGAATTTGACACGTAAAATTAAAAATTGATATGAACCCGATTTATAGACATTCTTTTGTAAATGCGTTTTTGGCAAACGGGGCGATAAGTCACACGACCGGAAACATTAGCAATAATACAAATTTCTATTATACCCGTACTTTTGTCCCGGTTAGTAATGTGTACCCCCGTAAGTTGTTCCAAAATTATACAGCGCAATCGGGCGGCGCATTTTACAATAGCAATAAACAATTTATCGGCAGTTGGGGTATTAACCCGCCCGCCTATAATACTGAATTTGATATACCAAGCAACGCCGCATATATCCGGTTTAATGTAAGAAAAGCGCAATACACCAATAGGACGGCATGGTTGAGATTGGGAACGTTGGACGCCCCGAACGTCTTACAAGGTCAAACCGTGCATCCGATTTATAAGGACGATTTGGCAAAGGAGTACGAATTAGAAACCAACCAACGGTTTTATCGTGCCAAATTATCCGGCAAAATTACCTTTGTCCGGGATGATTACGACTATATAAACCGTCAATCGTTCGACAATGAATTTTTGTATTGCATTGAAAAGAGCGACGACGGCGGGCGTACATGGTTCCAATACTTTCAAGGCAAGTTTATGAAAACCGATTGCACGTTTACCGATTACGATAAAAAGGTTGTTGTGCAACCGGACGCAATCGACGATTATAACGACGTGTTGGCGGGATTGGAAAAGGAATACAATTTAATAACGTTAGCCCCGACAATCCAACGGATAACGATAAACAAGCGTCCATTAATTCAAATATACGTTCCGGGGGATAGTGTTGTTTCTTGTTTTTTGGGCGGTACGAATTGGGAACAAGACGCAAACGCCACGACCGACCAAAACGCATTAGTACAAACCTATCATTTTGCTTTGTGCAATATATTGAAAGAAATACAAATTACGTCCAACGGTTCCCCGGCGGTAATATCCGGGCTTTATACCGGACGAATGGCAACGGGTGCAAGTGCGGACGCATTCGAGGGGAAATTATACCCGGAATTGAATGTTAGTTATTATATCTATATTTCACAACAACGAATTGACGGCGTGCCGTTTGGGGTTGCATTGGTTGAGATACGCCGACAATCGGACGATGTGGCAATGTTCCGTTATCAAAAGGTTACAACGTCCCCGTTTGATACGTTGAAGTTTGATTTAACCGCCGTCGAGGGTTCCGGGGCAACCGGAACAATGCACGCCGATATGAAAAGTTATAATATATACGCCCGGTATTTGTGCGACGTGGAGAAAATCGACGACCTTAATACATATCCATTGCCCGCCGATGATATAGTTGATAATAACCGTAATTATAGGCGTGCGATTGGTTACGCAATCGACGTGGCGTTTATTTCAAACAACTTTTCAGATACCCCGACCGAGTGGGGATTAGCGGACAACAGAAAGTATTTTGCGCCGCCTTATTCCATATACGGGCAAACGTTTTATCCAATTGCCCGGTCAACGTGGCGTTATGCGTCGTTATGGTTTGGGTTTTATTTGATGGATTGGATATTAGAGAAAAAAGCACGAAAAGCATATACTTTGCGGGATGCGTTCCCGGTTGCGTCTTGTATATCCGTTTTGCTCAATCAGATTGCACCGGGTATAACGCACGCAGCCACGGCGGAATACAGTCAATTTTTATACAGCGGTAACAACCCAATATCCGGGTTGAATTTCCGTTTGCTTGTATCACAGAAAACCAATATTATAAACGGGGAATATCAGCAACCCGCACAAAAAGCCCCGACGACCTTACAACAATTTACCAATATGTTACGGGATTGTTTTAAATGTTATTGGTTCATTGAGGACGGCAAATTTAAAATCGAACATATCCAATATTTCCGCAATGGCGGTTCCTATTCCGGCGGGGCTATATTAAGCCACGATTTGACAAAGGAATTGAATTTGCGCAACGGGAAACCGTGGGCGTTCAACACGTCGGAATATTCGTTTGATAAGGTCGATTTGCCGGAACGTTACCAATTTGAATGGATGGACGACGTTACGGCGGCATTTGAAGGGTTGCCGATACAAGTAATAAGCAAGTATGTAACGCCCGGAAAGGTTGAGGAAATTAATATATCAAACTTTACGTCCGATATTGATATGATGTTGTTAAACCCCGGCAATATGAGTTCGGACGGGTTCGCCTTGTTTGCCGCCGTTCCGCCAACGTCCGGGTCGCAATGGATATTACCATTTACCCGCCAAACTATTAACGGGGTCGAATACTTTTTGCAAAACGGATATTTGGCGTTTATCAATCTGCAATCCCCGTATTGGTTATATGATTTACCCGCCCGTCGTGTATCAATAAACGGTTCCGAGGTTTACGCATACGGTATTGAGAGAAAGAAGAAACAAACGTTTAGTTTTCCGGCAAATGACGACCCAAACCCGATGCAACTAATAAAAACGTATATCGGTAACGGTCAAGTTGATAAATTAAGCGTAAATTTGTGTAGTCGAAACATTAAAGCAACGTTGAAATATGATACAGAATAACAATATAAGCGTATTGCCGTGGTACACGTCAATAGAGCAGCAGAACCACCGTAAAAGTTACGCATACGGGCAAATATACCCATTGTTCGCACCGGCTGATAGATTATTGCCGTTTCAGATAATAAGAAATACCCGTTCAAATTCTGTTACGTCTGTTATTCTATATGATAAAACCGGAAAACAAATTGCAAATATAACAACATACATGAGGGAAACCGGATTGCAAGTTGTCCGGTTTCAGTCGTTGGGATATGATGTAATATTATACCCGGCAATATTACCCATGCCGTTAAATCAGTTTGACGGAATTTATTATTTGCGGTTATCTGATGGCGTTCAAACGTGGTATTCTGAAATGTTTACGGTTGTGCAGGACGTTTCCGGTTATTTGAAAATTGATTGGTGGGACATTGAAAATTTAGTGTTTGACGCCGGACAAATAGTTTATAAAAATCCGACATTCAAAAACATGTTATATCTTTGTACCGAGTTAGGAAAACCGGATTATGAATTTGAAGAGGACGGCGAGAAAAGGGACGGTTATTTTTTCCCGGAAAAACAAATTTCGGTAAAGACGTTCAAATGTACTATATTGGCACCGGAATACTTATGCGATGTTATGCGTTTTATTCGTATGGCTGATTATATACACATAACGGATAAATACGGCAGGGAATACGATTGCGATACGTTTCTAATTACCCCAAAATGGCAGACGCAGGGGGATTTAGCGAGTGTTGAAATTGAATTTGACACGGCGACCGTTGCCAAAAAGATAGGGCGGGGATATATTACACCCGGAAGCAAGGGAGATTATAACAACGATTTTAATAACGATTTTAAGATTTAACAATTATGGGAGGTTACACAGAATTAAAGGCCGCAATTGCCGCCGTTATCAAAACGAACGGAAACAATGAGATTACCGGGGCAATTCTTCAAAACGTGTTGAATACAATTGTATCGACAGTTGGAGCCAACAGAGCCTTTGCGGGTATTGCAGATGCAAATACCAACCCCGGCACACCGGACGGGAATGTTTTTTATGTCGCTTATACGGCGGGAAATTACGTAAGTTTTGTTTCGGGTTCGACTTACATAACAGTAAACCCCGGCGAATTAGCCATTTTGTACAATAGTACGGCGAATTGGGGTAAATATGTTATCGGTTTAAGTGCCAACGGCGTTTACTCTTTGTTGGATGCCGTTAACCAAATAAACGCAACCGGGCGTTTCAGTTATAACGATACGCCCGCATTGGGGTCAAATGCCAATTCGTTGCGTGTCCGTACTTTTTTGGTAGCGGGTCAACGTTATCAATTTACGTTAACCACGGTTGGGGGCAATGGAATCGCAATTATACAGGGTATAAAAGCCGACGGAACATTTGCCACGATAAGAGGCATTACGGGAACGCCCGCCGGGGTAACGGCGAACATAACGCCAACTGAAAATTATTACGGGTTTACCATTTATTACGGCACAGGTACAACCGCCACGTCTGTAAACGTATTGTTTGAAACCCCGGCGGGTGCGTCTGACGGATTGCCGGACGCTTTGGGCGATGCAAACAACTTTTACCCCGACCCGTTTATTGCGGCGGGTGCGGATATTGCCGCATTACCCGGCGTACAAAACATTTCAGTTATTGGAACGCCTCAATATTACGCCGACCGTATCGTTTTGCCCGTTGGCGCATTTTTAGGGGTTTTATTGGATTTGTCGCAATTTCCATATACGCCCGCAACGGATTATCTTAACGCTTTAATGAAAGTCGATGCGCCGGGAACGGGTCAAGCGTTAAACGTTGCGTTCGACCCCACAACGTCGGGTTCTTTTGGTTCAGCCGTTGCGCTTACCATTGACCCGAAATATGACGGTTGGTTGTCTTTCTATAATGTAACCGGACGTTCGACCATATCGAACCGTTGCCGTGTAACATTCGACAACCGGGGCGGAACCCAACCGTTGACGATTTACCGTTGTATGTTGTGGACGGGTCGAAATGTTGCCCCCTTCGGTATGTTCGCAAAACAGGCGTGGAACGCATGGAAAAAGGTAAATGATATTCCCATTAAAACAATTAATTACGCCCCGTATTACAACGAATTTAATTTACAGGGTTCAGCAATGAATGTTGTAAGAACACGCACAACGTTGTCTTATACGGTGAACAATGCCGGAACTACTGCATTTATTGGATATGATTTCAATTTGGCGGATAGTCCGTTTGAGATTGGCGACGTTATCGGTTACGGTGCGGATAATGTGGTTGTAAGTAGTGCAACAACCGCCGCAATGTATTGCATATTTTACAATGATTCAACCGAGATTTCCCGGTTAGCGTTACAATTAAGTGCAGGCGGTTTTTGTACTCGCTCCGGCACAATTCCGGAGAATACAACCCGTATATTGATACGTTTCCAAATTAGTGGCGTTGGTGCGGCAATATCGGTTGGCGACAACTATTTGACAAAAGGCGAAATAAACAAATTGAGCGAATGGGAACGCCAAAGCATAAAGCGCGGGACAACTGTAAACACAACCGCCGCCGTTGTTTACGTGGATGCGGTCAACGGAAACGACACGAACCCCGGCACGACGGAAAGTGCCGCATTAGCGACGTTTGCCGCCGCATTTTCCAAAACAGGCGTTGATACAACAATTATATTGATAGGGGACACGACCGAACGTTTGAATATCAAAACCAAGTCAAACCAACGTTCCGTCCGTCTTATCGGTAAACGTGGATTAGTTAACCGTATCATTTGCGGAACAAAAATTGATAGCGGAACATTAGTTGCGGGTACAACGAACGTTTACCAAACCCCGTTGTCGTCCTTTTCAGCTGCCGACCATTTCCAATTGTTCCAACATGAGGTATTCGACGAAAGTACGTTGATACCGGACAACGAACGCCACCCGTTACAACGTGGGAAAACGTACCGTTGTGATAGCACAAAGATAACCCGTGTTACGTCGTTGGATGCCGTGAAAACGTCCGAGGGTTACACGTTCTTTTATGATACAGACGCACAAATGTTGTACGTCAAAATCAAAGAGGGTACAACGTTAGCCACCAACCCGGTTTACATTCCGGGCGGTTCCGGTATTTCCGGCAATGACGGTTCCGTTGCTTTTGAAATGGTTAATATTGAATGTTGGTACGGTTCAATTTCGTTAAGGTTTTGCCACGGCGGACGGGCGATTGATTGCGCAGCAAAATACGCATTTGGCGGCGGTGCGTGGTCGTGGGAGGCGGCAATTGGTGTGGAATTGATACGATGCGAAGCGGCACGGGCGTTTAGCGGTTCGAGTACCGGGGACGGGTTCAACGCACACAGCACAACGACTGACCCGGCATTGGCGAAACATACCGTTGCAACGATGATTGATTGTTGGAGCCACGACAATAACGACGACGGATATAGCGACCACGAACGTTGCGAAACAACCATTATTGGCGGATTGTTTGAATACAACGTAAAAGCCGGATTAACGCCCGCTTTTGGTTGCCACGATACGATATATAACGCCTATTGCCGTAAACAGGTTAATAACGGTATCGCATTAGTTGGAAGCGCAACGGCGGCGGAGGACGGCAGAGGTTCGCAAATATTCGTGATTGGTTGCATTTGCGAGAACAACGCAAACAATTATTACGTTTCCGGCGATAAGTCCGGGAAGGATGAAAATTTTGGTAAGTTCGTAAATTGTATATCTTTGAACGGTTCAAAATATGGGTATTTGTGCGGAACGAACGCCCGTATTGAATTGAACAATTGCACGGATAGCGGAAGCCCGACGGCAAAAAGTGGCAACATAGTAGTCAACAACGCCGCATTAGTTGAATAATTAACCGAGGAAAGGGGCGACAATAAAAAGGTCGCCCCGTACCGATTTAACCATTTGGAAAGTATGCAAGAACGTAACATTATCAACGGAACAACCACGGTTGACAACCGCACGGAATTTATGTTGTGCGAGATTATAAAGCAATAACCAAAACGGGGGCGGTTTACCGCCGCCCCTTAACTCTTTATTTATGGACGATATGGATAAAATTTTTAGTTGGGAACAATGGCGTATGATATTCGCCACGACCGCAAGCCCGTTATTTGCATATCTGATCCCGACGGCGGGGTTTATGTATGCGTTAGTTATTATGTTTGCGTTCAACATTTGGGCGGGAATGAGGGCGGACGGCGTGGCGATAAGGAATTGCAAACGCTTTTCGTTCCATAAGTTTAAGAACGCATTGGCGGAATTGCTTTTGTACGTCGTTATTATACACGTCATTTATTCCGTTATGTTGCAATGTGGCGACGACGGGGCGGCAATGATTGTTATTAAGTCGCTTACATACGTGTTCATGTATGTATATTTGCAAAATGCGTTTCGCAACTTAATTAAGGCATACCCGAAGAAAATAGCCTTACGGATAATATACCATGTTATCCGGTTGGAATTTACACGGGCGTTGCCGTCTTATTGGCAACCGATGATTAACAGATTGGAAAAAGAATTTGGGGACGACCCCGACAAAAACAATAAAAAGAAAAAAGATGAATAAACAAAGTAATATGTTTAACCCGGTGCGGAGCAATCCGCACCACAAAATTTTATTATTATGGCAGGAATGAAACAATTATCAGCGGGCAGCAGCCAAATTTTAATGATGATGTTCCGGGACAAAAACAACGCCCCAATTAAGGCGGATTCCGTACACGTCAAAGGTTCGATTTTTACCGGAAGCGGTAAGCCGTTTGAATTTGAGGTAAACAAAGGGGTTTGCACCAATTGTAAGATTCAGAACGATATGTTGTTGTTTAATATCGTTCCGCTTTTGGGTTTGGGGCAAATGCAGGTTTATACGCAAACTTTTTTGGGCGATGCAAAAGCAATAACCGGAACATACATTTCAGAGAACCAACAGAAATTGGGCGTTGAAGTGGTTCAGAAAGGTACATTTCTTTCAGATAGGCAGGGCGCAATGTGGGTTGATGTATATTTGCCAATAGAAATTAATGATGCAGCACAAATTCCGTGGGTTCCGGCAGGAGCGGACGAACAATGGATTAAAGATTATTTGGATAAGTATGTAAAAACCCCGGCGTTTGCCGCAACGCTGGCGGCATTGGGCGGGGCAAGCAAAAACCTTTCAAATGTTGATGCAAAAGACTTTGAGAAAAAAGCAAAGGACGGTAATTTTGCTCAGAATGATTTAGCGGACGTAGATTTGGCAAAACTCAAAGAAAAAGGTTTGGCGGCAGGATTGGCAGACGCAAAGAACCCAATAAGCCCAACAGAGTTTGACCGTATGATTAAGCAAAATGCGGCTTTTATTGCATTGTCTAAAACAGCGCACCCGGCAACAGCAGGAAAGACAAACGAGCAGATTAAGGCGTTATTCTATGCCAACCGCCAAGAGGTACAAAAGGGGGTAAATCTGAATACAGACCCGTACAACAAAAGTACAACTTTGTTGTTGGTTTATCAGATGAGCAACAACCAAACAATTCAACAGACATTGCCGCCCGTATCGGATAACCGTATTATCATTTTGGAACTTATACAAGAACCGGGGGCAGCCAATTACAAGGCAATAATTAGCCCGTCAGCCGGAGAAAGTATTGATGGGGCAAATACACCAATAACCGTTACAAGCAATGGGATTGCAGGTATTTTTTTGCCTATTCAGAACGAAAATACGTGGGATTTTATTCCGTGGTATAAAACTATTGATAGCAGCCTAACAACAAGCGATGAGCAGGGAAATATTGTGTTGCAGACAAAGAATTTACGATTAAAAAAACCTTTCTTTATTGAATACGATAGTGATACAGACGAAGCAAATGTAAATTTGGGAAATGTTCCATTTTTGTTTAATGATAAAATAGCAAAAAAATCATTTAAAGCAACAGAGGTTGGAAGTATGGATGGAACGGTTCGTATTTCGCAAATGGGAAACGGACAAACACCCGATGGAGACCCGATTTTCAAGGCTGATTTATCCGTTGTTCCGGGAAAAGATGCAGAGGGAATATTGGCAATGTTAGGTAATGATGAATTGGTAAATTCTAAATATGCAAAATCCCGTTTGTGGTTTTCTGATTTGAAAGTTAAGGGCGGTATGTCAGTATATCAAGATATGAAAAAGAAATCTTTTGTTATACAAGATATTGACCCACAAGACGACCCAAATATTTCCGGAGGAACAACCTTTTTAATTGGCTTGTATATTGAGCCAACGCAATATGGGGATAACAGAATTACGCAGGACGGTTGGGTTAGACTTGAATTTGCTGACGATAACGACCAAACGTTATTAGATGTAAACGGCAACCCTATGGCGGTTCAGATTGACTATAAAGCAGGCGACAAACAACGCAAAGAATTGTATTTGGGAGAGTGTCAAGCAAAGGCATTTACTGATGTTCATTTGCGTATAGAAACCAATTTCCCGAATGAAGAATTATTGTCTATTGGGGCAAATTCATGTGTGTTGATTCAGTCAGTAGGCAAAGACTATGGAGTCGGAAAGGCATTGTTAGCATTTATGGCGTTTACCGGGTATCAAATCAAAATGAATAATAAATATTACGGTTACAACTCTTTGAACCTTTCAAGGGCTTTGTTTTTTGACGAACCGGAAATTGACGTCAATAATGATGTAATGTATTTCGGCGATAATACATATTTGTCTGTTAAAACAGCCGCAAAAGTAAGTATTTCAAACAATCAGTTGGTTGTAAAAGATAACGGAAAGGATTTACCCGTATTTTCTTTGTTTAAGAAGTACAGCCGATTTGATACCCATGTACTTAAGGGGAAAAATTATAAAGCAACGGTTAAGATTACGGATAAACAAAACTCTTTTGTTGTTGCTTTGATGAAGTACACCGGAACGGAAGCGGTCGCACCGTCCCCGGAATTACTTAGTATTAACAATGACCAACCGCAATTTAATGCAGGATGGAGCATTGCAGACAGATTGTTTATTTCGGAAGATGTAGTAAGCGGAATCCACGAGGCAACCAAAACTTTTGTTATTCCGGCTGATGCAGTAGAATTTGCGGTTATTATATATCCTACCGAATCACAAACGCCAACCAATATGGTACTGAATGATTTCGAGGGAGATATAACCCCGTGGTTTAATCGAATGGTAGTAACAGATAGTTCGCATATTTCGGAAAAATATTTGGAATATCAGAAAGATTATGCAAAATTTGTTGTTATGACCCCGGCAGGCGATGCAAGTTACCGATATACGTATAACAAGACCGCAGGAAATATACCTTTGGGCATTAAAAAGGGTTTGGCTTTGGTTAGCAATAATAACGCATGGGCAGACCCCGGAGCGTCAGACCCTAACAAAGTTCAAGGAGATTTATTGGCAGAGGCGGACGGAATTATAACAATTCAGTATTCCGGGCAGGCATATAACGAAACAAGCACAATTAATGAAGCCAATTTTTGGGCTGCAAAGGTTGCGCCGGATGGTTCATTAACGGAAGTTCCAAACAGCCGATATTCAACAACCATTGAAGCAAACAGAAAGATTGCCAAGAACATTCAGTCTAAAAGTATATCATTCCCAATTCAGCAGGGCGAGTCAGTTAGATTTTTGGCTAATTCAAACATTGATGATGGCTTTTATCTGCAAAGCGGAACAGACGGAAAACCTTTGTTTGAGGTTATTATAAACTTCAAAGAAATGGTAGGTATGCCGTTTATACCGGATGAGTTAGAAAAGGGGGCAACAGAATTTTATGAATAATAACCGGGGCGAAAAGCCCCATAAAACAAAATAAAAATGGATAAGATAATTATATTAGATGCCGGACACGGCGTGGATTGCGCCGGAAAACGTTCCCCCATTTGGGGCGACGGTTCCCAATTGTTAGAATGGGAGTTTAACCGTGATATTGTACGCCGTATTGCGGCGATGTTGAAAGCGGAGGGAATAAAGTTTGAAATTTTGGTACCGGAGGACAACGACGTATCATTATCGGAACGTTGCCGCCGTGCTAACGTGATATATGACGATTGCGGGCAGAACGCCGTATTGTTCAGCATACACGGGAACGCCGGAGGCGGCACCGGATGGGAATGTTATACAAGCGTCGGCAAAACGAAAGCCGATGAAATTGCAACCGTCCTTTGTAATGAGGCAGAAAAGGAGTTTGCCCCGGATGGTTGGAAAATGCGTTTCGACCATTGCGACGGCGACCCGGACAAAGAAAGCCAATTTTATATTCTGAAACATACGGTTTGCCCGGCGGTATTATCTGAAAATTTCTTTTTTGATAATGAAAAGGATTGCCGTTTTATGATGAGCGACGACGGAAAAGAAAGGATTGCAAAGGTACATTTTGAAGCAATAAAGAAAATTGTATGAAAAAGTATTTGATTTGGGCGGCAATCATTTTGGCGGTTGCCGCCGCCTTTTGGGTGCAACACGTCAAAATAAAGAGGTTGACCGAGGAACGGGACAGATACCGGAGCAATACCGAAATACTATTGCAGGACGTCAAGACGTACCAAACGAAAGACAGTTTGAACGCAATCAAAGTTGGGAATTTGGAGTTGTCATTGGCGGAATACAAAAAGTACCGGGCGGACGATTTGGCGTTGATAAAGACGTTGCAGGCAAAGAACCGGGATTTGGAACGGGTTACAACAACCCAAATGGAAACAATCAACGAATTGCGGGCAACCGTCCGGGATAGTGTTGTATATTTACCCGGCGATACGGTTACGACCGTTTTACGATGCGTCGATATTGTCGAACCGTGGTTTGAGTTGCACGGATGCGCCACGCCGGACGGACAATTTACCGGGGCGCATATAAACCGGGATAGTCTGTTGATTGTCGAAACGGTACAATACAAACGTTGGTTGGGTTTTTTATGGAAAACAAAGAAAATCAAAAATCGGCAAATTGATGTAGTTAGCAAAAACCCGGCAACAAAAATATTGGGGGTTGAGTTCGTAACCATAGAAAAGTAATAAACCGGGGGTTGTAACAAGTCGTTGCAACCCCTTTTTCTATTGACGCATTTTTAGCCCGTTTCCGGGCATTTTATTTCAAAGTGGATAATTTACCCGTCCCGCTTGCAAAAGTCGCTTAAATCGAAAATTCCAAGAAAATAATATTAGTATGCCGATAGTATGAGAAATAAAAATAAAACTTCTTATATTTGCACTATCAAAATACTAAAATATAATTTTATGGAGAATTGGAAAGACATTAAAGGTTATGAGGGATTGTATAAGGTTAGTTCATACGGTCGAATAATGACGGTAAGGAAAAACGCAATACTTTGTCCCGCAAAAACTATTAGTAACGGTTTAACCGTATCATTAAGTAAAAACGGAAAGGTTGAGAAAAGGCAAGTTAGCCGATTAGTTGCGGCGGCTTTCATTCCGAACCCGGATAATAAACCATGTGTTGACCATATCGACGGGGTACGTTTTCATAATTTCGTTGAGAATTTGCGTTGGTGTACGCAAGACGAAAATATGAATTACGAATTAGCAATAAGGAATAAGACAAAATACAATTTTCCAATTGAGGGCGTCGGATATGATGGCAAAGTATGTGTTGAGTTCTTAAATTACAAGGATGCACAGAAAAAAGGATTTGATAGAACGCAAATAAAAAAGGCGGTTGATACGGGAAAACCATATAAAGGCATACATTATCGAATAAAAACCGAAAAATAAAAGATAAAACCTTTGGTAATTAAAATAAAGGTTGTATATTTGCATCATCAAACAAGAACGACCGGGCGTTTTCCCCGGAACAATATAAATTTTCAATCATGGAAAAGAAAAGAACAAAGGCAACGGATATTGCCGAGATTGCAACCAAATTAGACGGAAAGGTTGAATTTTCAAGTATCGTTTACAGTCAACAATTAATGGATGAAAAGTACCGGGAAACCGGGGTTAACGATTTGCATTTTATCGGCAAAAAGTTTGGATTATGGTTTTATACAAGCCGGGTGTATTTAGATAACCTTTGTTATTTGAATAAAACCAAGTTCCCAACTTTAGTATTATGCGAAAATTCATTGAGTATTTACGAGATTAAAAAATAAACGATAACCCGCCGGGGGTTCGCCCCCGGCACAACAACAAATATTATGGCAAAGTACATTTTAGTTAAGAAAGTCAAAGGACAAAAATTTGAATACCAAGTTATTGATACGGAAAGTAAAGCGATTGTTTCCAAAAGAACGTCCGCCCGTGATTATGTGGCGTGTACCGCCGACGGTTCGTTTTATTTCGGGCGTTTGGATTTAATCGGGAAAGGCGACCACGGCAAAAGATTGAGCCATACGGCGGCAATATTGGCAAACCCGGAGGCGGCATATAAAAAACAAGTTGCATACTTTACGCCGGATTATCGGAGTAAATGGATAGCCGAAAACCCCGCCGAACAATGGATTGCCCGAAACGTTGAATATGCGACAAAGGAAAAAGAGAGATTAAACGCAATTGCGTATTTGCAGTAATAACCAAGCCGGGGGCGCAATCCCCCGGCATAACCATTTAGAGCGATGAACAAAACGAAACGTTACCGATTAAGTCAAGATGTGTATAAGATAATCCAAAATGCAAACGGCGGGTTATTTTTGCTTTATACCCGGCACAATCCCGGCGATGTGTTGAACCTATTGTTAGACGGCAACGATATTGGGTTGATGTGCCGAGTTGAGAGCCGACACGACCAATATTATAAGTATTGTAAAGTGATTAAGGAGGGCGAAAATGATATTAACAGAGGAACAACGGGAAATGTTGAAAGGTAAGATTTGCCCGTATTGCCATATTCCAACCGAGTACAAAAATAGTATTGAGGTTTACGGCATTGATTACGGAATGATTTACTATTGCCCTAAATGCCGGGCTTATGTTGGCGTTCATGCGGGAACCGACCGGGCAAAGGGTCGATTAGCAAACGCCGAGTTGCGCCGATGTAAGATTGAGGCGCACCGATATTTTGACGAAATATATAAGCGTAAATTAATGAAGCGTTCCGAGGCTTACAAATGGTTATCCGAGCAATTGGGATTACCAACGGAATACACGCATATAGGAATGTTTAACCCGGAAACGTGCGCAAAGGTCGTGGACGTTTCAAAAAAATATTTGGAAACCATGCGATTTGCATTAAGAAAACAAGATAAGATAAAAGCGCATTTTGAGCCGCACGGCGACGAAATGTTGAACCGAATAAAAGAGAGTTTAACCCGGTATTTTTCCGCCGACCGTTCAGATTTCCCGGAGGGGTTCCGGGATATTGAAAGCGATTATAACCAATTGCCGGGGGAACCGTACCCAACTATTGCAATAAACGACGTCGGAAACGCCAACCGTATGATTGAGTTCTATGTTACCGGGAAACAATACGACGTTTACCATGTAGCATTTAAGGGATTTACAAAGGGTTAATATATGGGAATGATAAAAAGGAATTGCGACAATTGCGGCAAAGAATACAACGCCGATACCCGGAATTTACGCCGAGGTTGGGGACGTTGTTGTTGTAAGAGTTGCGCCGCCCAATTGAGGGAAAAGAATAAACCCGGATATAACCCGGAACGGGTCGCCGTAAATAATGCACGCCGGAAATTTTGGGCGGATTGCCCGGAACCGGAACATTACCCGTTGAGTTATGACGGGGCGGATTTCGACCAATGGGGGGATTGTGAATTTGGAATACATGATTAAAAAGATAACCCCCGACGCAATGAAGTAACGCCGGGGGTTGGTACGCAGTAACCGAGAGCGATGTTTTAGGTTATGCGGTGCAACAAAATTAGTGCTTTTTATCTGTATTACAAGCGTCCAACATGAACAAATAAAACTTTCAAAGGTTTTATTTTTGGTAATACAAATATTATTTATACATTTGCAGAAACAAAAACCCACCGGGGGAGTACCCGGCAAAGATATGAGAATAAAAGAGAGCGATTTATTAAAAAAATTGGCGACCGATAGCGGGAAAACAGCCAACCAAGTTGCCGAAATTATCATTTCGGAATTACTCAAAAACAAAGTTATTGAGGACACCCCGGAAAATTGGGGCGTTTCCGTTTTCGATGCAATAAACGAGGACGTAACCGAGGAACAAACCGCCAATTGTTATGCGGCTATTTCCGAGGCGTTGGGCGTGTATCTGAAACGGGTATATTTCATTGTCCCGGATTTGGATTTAATGGGTAACGACGATTGCCCGGAATGCGGCGGCGAAATGGAAGTTGCCGACGGCGAATATAAACAGACCGGAGGCGACGGATATTTGACCCCGCCGGAATATACCGCAATTTGGGAGGAAATGACGTGTACGCATTGCGGACACAAAGAGAGCAACGAACCGAGTTATTAACAATAAAAGACTAAAGAAATGGCAGAAATGACGAAATTAAGAGTAAACGAGGCAATCGCACGGGCGCAAACCGCCGGAATTAAAGTTTATAAAAAAGAGGTTGCCGCCCGGTTATGGGAGGGACGCACCGAAAGCGCACAACAAGTTAATATGACTAACTTATGTAACGGAACGACTAAACAGATACGCCCGGAATGGGTCGTTATCATTTGCGAAATGTGTAATTGTACCCCTAATTATTTGTTTGGTTATGAAGAATAACGGGTTACAATGGTTTGAACGCATGGCGGACGTTATGTTTTCCGATAGGTTCCAAGCGAAAGCGATTATTGCGACATTTGGGACGTTGGGCGTTGTTTGTCTGATTGGCGCATTTTGGAACCCGTGGCAATTGATGTTTGCGGGTCTGTGTGCCGCAATGGTATTATGTGGATTTTCAGAATTAAAAAAGAGTAGAAAATGAGAGCGAACAAAAAGAAACCGGAAAACCCGGTACAAAAGACGGTTGAAAGTTTGGGAGCCGTTCCCGCCGACCAATTCCCGGAAATTACCGAGGAACAACAACAAATAATCCCACCGTTTGAAGCGGTCGAGGTTGAGCAACCAACCGGAATATTTGAGATATTGCCGGGCATGACGGTTGAGGAAATGACGGCAATGTTTTTTGATGAAAAAACGTTGATTGAACCCCCGTATAAGGTTTGGCAATTGAATAGTAAGGGACACCGCTATTATTACCGATATGACGACAACGGGAACCCGGAGTTTTTCCCGTCGGTTACAACGATATTGTCCCAAACGTTACCCAAAGCCCCGCACTTAATACAATGGATTGCCAACAAAGGCATTGAGGAAGCGGAACGATACAAAGGCGAACGGGCGGCGTATGGTACGTTTATGCACGCCGCATTTGAGGAATTATTAATTAACCGGGCTTATGATTTGGACGGGTTAAAAGGCAAACTAAAAGAATATATTGAGGTTTACCGATTGCCGGACGATTTTATATATTATGCCGACGATTTGAAAAAGGACGTATTGGCGTTTGCTCAATTCGTATTAGATTACGACGTGCGCCCGTTGGCGGTTGAAATTGCTTTAGTGCATCCATATTACAAGTATGCCGGAATGATTGATTGCCCGTGTACCATGTTGGCAAAGATAGGCGGCGACGAACGTATTAACGCAATCGTCGATTTTAAGAGTGGACGAAAAGGATTTTACGAGGAAAGCGAAATACAATTGGGGATGTACCGGGATATGTGGAATATCAATTTTGAGCAATTCCCCGTTACCCGTATTTTCAATTTCAGCCCGAAAGATTGGCGCAAACGTCCGTCGTACAATCTGAAAGAACAAACAGATAGCCCCAATATTCGGAAAATCCCGTATCTATTGGAAATTGCGGCTATTGAGGACGAAAAGAAAGATAATACGTTTACGTCGGTTAATGGTATGGTATTGTTAGACAATGCCCCGGATTTAACGCAAAACGTAATATCCTTATCGTTGGCGGAATTGATTAAAACTAAAGCCCCAAAGGAGCCGACCCCGGACGAAAACACGGACGCCGCCGAGAAAGTCAAGGCGGATGCACCGGAACCGGAAAAGGAGCCAAAGAAAACAACCATTGTTAAACGTGCGCCCAAAAAGGCAAAGGAGGCGGAAAAGAAAGCCACCACGGACAAAACGACCGCAAAGCGGGGTAATACCACGGAAAAGAAAGTAAAGCCCGCAAACGAGCCTAAAAAGCCCAAAAATGAGAGTAGGAAAAAGATGTTGAACGACGACCCCGAAATTTGATTGAGATATGAAAGGAAGAATAAAACGACCGGAGGCGCAACAATCCCGTTTGATTTTGCCCCGTGTCGGTCAAATAAAAATCGGTATGAAAAACGCAAACGGTTATCCGCAAAGCGTTGATTACTTCATACCAACGGGAAAGTATGCCGGATTATTTACGCAAGCATACGGCGAAAAGCCGCAAACAATACAAATTGTTTTCCCGGACGACGACCCGGCAAAAGTATGTAACGAACGTTACGAATACCGGGACGACGACGGACGATTGATTGCGGCGGGCGACGGCGAAACGTTCCAAGTTTGGGACGGCAAAAAGTACGAAACATTGACAACGGAGGAATACCCGAATTTGATGTTGGCAATTACCAAGCGTTACCCCAATCGGAAAAGCAAGCAGGACGGACACGACGGTTGGGAAATTACGTTGACGTTGAATTTCATTGTACCGTTGGTACGTGGCGTTGCCGGGGTATGGCAGTTTTCAACAAAGGGTACGGCGTCCACAATCCCGCAAATTCGGGAAACGTTCGACGGTATGTTAGCGGAAAGGGGATTTTGTAAGGGAATTATATTTGATTTGAACGTACAATTTGCCACAACTCAAAAGCCGGGAGACCGTTCCCGCTTTCCTGTTGTCTCATTGGTTCCTAATGAAAGTGCGGATAATGTTTTGAAAGTGCGCAAAGCGTGGGAACCTGCAAAGCAATTGGATAATGAATAAAAAATGCTATATTTGCGTCGATAAAACAAACGACTACCACCGTTTGCAAAGTATTGCTAATTTATTTAGCGCAAAGCCCGTTTTCCGGTGTGTGGTAGCCCGGATTGCGGGCTTTTATATTTTAATTATGGATTTTATTATAAAAAACAAATGGATTAACGAATTGCATTTGAAAGGTAATAAGTTAATGTTGTATGCAATGATACACGCCTATTGTGTTAGATATGGCGAGTATTCAAAGGGTATTTTGTATTTATCCAAATGTTTAGGGATAAACAAAAGCACTGTAATTGATTGCCTTAAATGGTTATGCGAAAAAGGATTATTAATAAAATCAGTTCAGCCCGTAGCAGAACCGGATGTTTATAAAATATCAATATTATGAAATACACGATATTAATAAACCAATATGCCGCCGTTAATAGCGGTTTAGATTTAGATTTAATAGATTTGGCGATTTTTGATTTTATAAAAGATTTCGCCAATTGTGCAAGTTGCGTTAAGATGCACACCCCGGAGGGAATATATTTTTGGATTTCCCACAAGTTAATATTGGAAGCAATGCCGTTATTGAATATAAAGACAAGTCAAGGCATGATAAAGCGTATTGATAATTTGATTAAAGCCGGAATTTTACAAAAACATCCTAATTGCGAATTGTATAACAAAACTCTGTATTGTTTTGGTGAAAATTACGAGTTACTAACATTTACCGAAAAGGCAGCAAGGATATTAACCGGAGTTGATACCCCTAAACAAAAGTTGATGCCCCCCATAAACGAAAGTTTAGGGGTACCCATAAACGAAAGTTTAGGGTATAATAGTAATAATATAGATAATACAATAAATGATAATGAGAATACCCCCAACAACAATGTTGTCGGGGAATTATTCCCGGAAGAACAAAAGGTTGAGGAACCAAAGAAGAAAAAAACGTTATTCCGCAATTCCGACGTTTACAAAATGGTTAAATTTGAAAACGGCGTTGGCGTGGATTATTCCGAGTTTGAAAGTAAGTTTGCGACCCCGGAATTTGAAAAGGTCGATTTGGTTTATTACTTTCATTCGGTTAGCGATTGGAGCGACCAAAAGAATATGAAGCGAACTAAAAACGGTTGGTTGGCGACCGTCCGCAATTTCATACGGGGGGACGTCGAAAAGAAAAAGTTGCATTTGAAACCCGAATACAAAACACCAACGCAAAGATTGAACGTTGCCGGGGCTATTGAGTATTTGAAAGATGATTATTAACATGGAAGCATTACCCGAAAAGACAAACAGATTGCCACAAACGTTGCCCGAAAAACGACAATCCGCCGCCGTTTTGCTTTATAGCGGAACGGCAAAAGCAATTGACGTTCGCCGGGCGATGGTTGAGTTACCGGAGGTTGCCAAAGCATTAACCCCGGTTGAAAAGTATATTTTCGTGGCGTCCACAAAAAAACAGATTGCCGAGATTGACGACGAAACGTTGATTGCCAAAACCGGGCAAATGTTCCGGTTTATCGCAATGGACGTGGGGTTTATCATTCCCACGGAAAACCGGGACGATTGGACGTATATTTGTACCCGGTTGTTGGATTTGCTCAAACGCTATTATTCGCAATTAACATTATCCGAGGTTAAATTAGCGTTTGAATTGCTGATTACCGGGGAATTAGACGACTATTTGCCAAAGGATAGGGACGGCAACGCCGAACGGAAACATTACCAACAATTCAACGCCGATTATTTCGCAAAGGTATTGAACGCATATTGCCGGAAACAAAACCAAGTTATCGGCAAAGCATATACAGCGTTGCCGGAACCGAAAAAGGAGTTAAGCCCGGAGCAAATCCGGTATTATCGCAATCAATCGGTTATGACTTGTTTAATGTGTTTTATGCGCTATAAATATACCGGGCGTTTAGTGTTTGGATTAACCGACGAAATGTTTGTTTATAATTGGTTGTTGGGCGTTGGGTTAGCGGATGAAGTGAAAGAAACCGAGGACGACCGGAAAGAAGCGTATAACAGATTTTTAGCCCGTGCCGCCCGTGGGTTCGTAAATGAATTTACGGTTTACCATGTGCGAAAACAGGGAACCCAAAGCCCCGAAATTGATTATACGGCTTTTGAGGTTGCCCGGAAAAAGGAGATTAAACGAACATTCGACCGGATGATTGAGGAAGAAATTTATGTGTATAATTATTTGAGGTTTGAAAAATGAAAAAAGAGTTTCAGCAACAAAATTATATAGGCTTTGGGAAAGCATAAAAGCCCGTTGTTATAATTCCAAAAGAAAGGATTATCCTAATTATGGTGGTCGTGGAATAACTGTTTGCAAAGAATGGTTTTGTTTTGATGTTTTTAAAAATTGGGCTTTAGAAAATGGGTATAATCCCGGCTTAGAGATAGATAGGATAAATAACGATGGGATATATTGCCCGGATAATTGCCGTTTTGTTACTCATTCGGAAAATAATAGGAATAAGCGAATACGGCGAGATAATACAACCGGATATAAAGGAGTAACCCGGCATAAGCAAACCGGGAAATATAATTATGAAATTCAAATCGACGGAATACGATATAGGAAAAGCGGTTTTTTAACCGCAAAAGAAGCGTATAACGCACGATTGGTTAAAGTTGAACAAATAAAGAGTATGTTATGAAAATAGATTGTATTATAGGTATCGACCCCGGTAGTAATGGGGGTATTGTGGTTTGGCGACCCAACCATAATGCGACGGCAATTAAGATGCCAAAGGATTTAAACGAAATACGGGATTTTCTCAATTACTACAAAGAGATAACAACCCCGATTATCTTTTTGGAAAAATTGAGCGTTCGCCCGGACGACGTAACCGTTGGGGATGCCGGGGCAAACATGGGTAAATTGTACCGCATACAAAAGATGTTGCAAAACTTTGAGCATTTGAAAGCCATTATAACCGTCGCCAAAATACCGTTTGTTTTGGTTAACGCTATGAAGTGGCAAAACGACCTTAAATTGCGTATTAAGGTTAAGGGGAAAAAGGAAGAAAAAGCCGACCGCAAACGGCGGTTCCGGGACATTGCCGGGAAATTGTACCCGGAGATTGCCCCGACATTGTGGAATGCCGACGCAACGTTAATAATGCACTTTGGACGGTTCGTTTTGCAGAATAACCCCGGTTGGGTATTGGAAAATTTGCCGTCGCAAATGCACAGCCGTTTGTTTTAAGCCCGTAGGGACGTTTAATTATTCAAATGGTTACTTAATGGCGGACGAAACAAAAGCCCCGCAAATCGAAAATCCCGAAAAAATAACGGCAAAGGATTTGGCGGAAATGGTAAAACAGATGCGACACAACCAACGACGTTGCCAACGGAACCCCACACCGGAAAAGTTGGCAACGTTGGAAAGTTGGGAACGCAAAGTTGATACGGTTGTTGCTATATTGACCGATACACAAATGAAATTGTTCTAATATGGAAAATGAATATATCTATTTAGGCGACCGATTGACCCGCCCGGAATTGCGACGTATGCCGTGCCGGGCGGTTCGTCGTTCTGATGGCAAATGTATAAGGGGACGCAATGGTAATATGTTAGTTGAGTTTGACGGCGTGGGTAAATGCGTTGTTTTGGGGCGATTATTGCGGAAAATAAAAAAATAGCCGAAAATAAAAAATAAAAGTTTTGGTATATCCATTATTTTACATATATTTGCGGCATGAAAAAAGGTAAATACTTAATAGAATATGATTGTTACGTTGCTGAAAATGGCAATATAACGCAAAATGATAAGGAAATAAAGCCTTATTTGAACGGTGGCTATATGACTGTAAAATTAAAAATCAATGGTTTAAAAGTTATGCGGGTTCATAGATTGGTTGCTTTGGCGTTCATTCCCAACCCGGACAATAAACCATGTGTTGGCCATATCGACGGGAATAAATTAAATAATCATGTTAATAATTTACGTTGGTGTACTATTGGCGAGAACCTAAAATTTGAGAACGTTAAACGTGTATCAAAATTATATCCCGTTAAACGTATTGATAAATTAGGTAATATTGTATGTTTTGATAATATTTTAGATGCGTGTGTTTTTCCTTGGCAAAAGTATGTAATATTACAGGTATGTAACGGGAAAAGAAAAACATACAACGGTTATAAATGGGAACATAACGACCCGGCGATTTCCGGGAAATAAATAAATTTAAAGAGCGATGTATATTAAGAAATTGGAATTGTTGAATTTTCAAGTTATCAAAGAGTTCAACGCAGATTTTGAGGGTAATGTATATTTCATTACCGGGGACAACGAGTTAGGCAAATCAACCCTATTAAAAGCAATCGGCGCAATGTTGACCGGGAACCGGGACGCCGTGTTGCGTAATGGCGAGGACAAAGGGTTTGCCAAAATGGTTGTCGGCGACGACGGCGAGGAATACGACGTTGAATTGCGGTTTACCAAAGCCAACCCCCGTGGTACGTTATCAATCAAACAGAAAACAACCGGGATGCGGTCGGATAACGTAAGTATGTTGCAAAAGGTTTTCGGATATACGGATTTTGACGCCGTGGAGTTTTCCCGGTGGTCTGAAACCGCCGAGGGTCGCCGAAAGCAAGTGCAATACGTCCGGGCATTGTTACCGGAGAATGTGCAAAAACGTATTACCGAGATTGACGCCGAGGTTATGACCGTTAAGGAGAAAAGAAAGGACGCCAACGCCGAGGTCAAGACGTACACGACCATTTGCGCCGCCGCCGAAAGGCAGTTGAAACCGGGCGACGTAAAAACGTATGCCGAGAAAATCGACATTGCCGATTTAATGGAGGAACAAAACGAGAACGCCCGGTTGATTGAGAAAGCGAAAACTGTGCGTACCGCATTGCAAACCCGGACGGAACAATTGGAGGCAATCCCCGGTCGTATCAAAGCCGCCGAGGAAACCAAGAATACAGAGATTGACGCCGCAATAAAGTATGAGGCGGAAGCCCAAGCTGAATACGACCGTATTGTTGCCGAGGCAAAAAAGGCATTGGAAGCGGCAAAGAAAAAGAGCAAAGCGGATGCGAAAGCCGCCGCCGACAAATACGACGAAACATTGGCGCAAATCCAAACGGATAAAGCCGATTACGAAACCCGTAAGAACAACGCCGCCGCATGGTTGGCAAAGTACGAGGAAAATAACCCGGAGAATTTGGATACAGCCGAACGCCTCAAACAAGCCGAGGAACACAACAAAATAAATGCGTTGGTTGTGGACTATCTGACGAAGAAAAAGCAAAAGGAAGCCGCCGAAAAAGTCGCCCAAACCCACGAAAAAAAGTTGTCGGATTTGCTCAAAGAGCGGGAAAACCTTATTGCGAAATCGGAATTGCCGATTGCCGGGTTGACGTTCACGGACGACGGATTGGAGTTAAACGGCGTTCCTTTCGTCGCCGGGAAAGTGTCGGATAGTCAGATAATGGAGGTTGCCGCAAAATTGATTATCGCAAGCAATCCAACCGTTAAGGTATTCCGCATTGCGAGGGGCGAAAGTTTGGGCGCAAAACGTCTGCAATCCCTTATCGAATTAGCCCGGAAAGAAGGCTATCAAGGATTTATCGAGGAAGTCAAGCGAGGACAGGACGATTTAATTATTGAGGAATACAGCGAAACCGAGTAATTAACCGGGGGCGTCGGTTCCCCGGCGTCCCTTAAACAAAACAATATGGAAGTTAAAGAAATGACAATTGCGGACGTGTTGAAAACGCCGTTGTTTTTTGAGAATGTGAAACGCCAATTAACGAGCCTTTGGAACGACCGGGAGAAAGCCCGTAAGGATGCGACCCGGAATAATACGAGGTTGCGGGCGCACGTTATCGACCGTATGCACAATACCGGGCAGTGGGAACCGGGAAATTTCGTTATTCTTTTCGCCAAAGTGTTGGATAAGGTCGCAACCGGGTATTCGTCGAGCGAACGGGCGTTTATCCGTGCGGTTGGAATGACAGCGTTTAATGTCACAATGCAAAAGTTAATCGACGATGAGAAAGCGAGAAATAACGGCAACGGGGACGATAAATAATAACGGCGGGTTGGCAATGTACATGGGCGAATTAAACGAATTTTTCAAGGGTTGGAAAGGTTCCCGGATAATTGCCCGGTTTATTGTTGCGTCGCCCGGTTCGTCCGAGGCTTTGAAAGGCTATTATTTCAACTATGTTGTACCCACGTTCCGACACGCCATTTGGGAGGCGGGCGAACGTCTTACGGAGGAACAAACGGAACGACGTTTGCGGGAATTTTCCCCGATTATGTACGTTGAACGGGTCAACGAGGAAACGGGGGTATATTCCCACGATTTGCGCACCGTGGCGGATTTGTCGAACGCCGAGTTAATCGAACATATCGAAACGCTCAAACAGATAGCCGCCGAGGAATATAATACATTTATTGACGACCCCCCGAACGTTGTAGGTATGTTTTGCAAGTGTAACGGAAAGCGGGATAAATACCGCAATGAAAATGAGTAATTAACAATTTAATAACCGAGAGTATGACAAACGAACAGTTACGGAACGGCGCAAAGTTAGCCGAACAAATCGGCGCATTGGAGGCACAATTAGATGGTTGGAAACGTGCAACACGTTTCACGTATGAAAATGTTACTTTATACAGCGAAGGCGAACACCAGTGTTTTGACAAAATCAAAACGTCGTATATTGATTTTGATGTAATGAAAACATTGACAATCGCCCGCATTGAGAAAGAATTAAACGAGTTAAAAACAGAATTTGAAAAATTATAAGGTTATGCAAAAGTTTGATTTGAAAGACATTTGTTTCTTTGATTGTGAAACAACCGGGGTTCCGGAAAAGGGTTTGAAATGGGATGCGGATTTTAACCAATTCCCGCACGTCGTACAATTGGCGTGGGCGTTCGGCGACAAAGAACGCAGTTTTATAATTAAGCCGGACAATTACGAGATACCGCCGGAAACAACCGCAATACACGGGATAACGACCGAACGGGCAATTGCCGAGGGTGTACCGTTTGCCGAGGTTATCGACGAATTTTTGACGGATGCCGCCGCCGCACCGCTTGTATGTGCGCACAACATTTATTTCGATACGTCGATGTTGAAAGCGAACATTTTGCGTTATTGCGGCAAAGAGTATTACGACGCCAAAGCCGAGGACGCATTGCACAAGGGAAAGCGCATTGATACAATGATGAAAACTATTAAATTTGTCGGCGCATTGTATTCAAACGGGCGACCGGGAAAATATCCCAAATTAGAGGAATTATATAGTAAGTTATTCCCCGGCGAAACATTCCCGGCGCATGACGCATTAGAGGACATAAGGGCGTTGCGCCGTTGCGTCCCGGAATTGGTTAATTTGGGGATTATTGAGTTAGCGCAAAAGGAATACCCGGCGGAACAACTCAAAGCCCAATTTGAGCCGGAAAAGCCCAAAGGCGGGCGCAATATTGAGTTCCACGACCCCAACCCGGTAACGGAACCAATCGGAACCGGGGAACCCGTCCCGGAACCAACCCCGGAACCGGAACGCCCGGCGGTTCCGTCGAATAGTAAGACACGGGAATTGTTGGACGAAAACGAATTTTGATTAAAACCGTGCCGGGCGGATTCCCGGCGACAAATAATATTATAATATGAACGAAGAAAAAAAAGCCGCAAACGTTATGTTAATACCAAGTGAAAAGGCGTTTGCATTGTCGAAAGTAAAGACATTAAAGGACGGCGGGTTAGACGTGCATTATGAAGTTACCGAAACAATCGGCAATGAGAGTTACACGAACAAATACCACGTCGAAAGTGCAAAGGACATACACCCGGATTTGCGGGATTGTTTCGACCGTTTGCGCCCAATCATGGGACGGATTTTTAATATTACGTCCTTTCTTTCAATGGTTGAAACGTCCGATTTCAAAGCAACCAAAAAGCAAAGCGAGTTATCACGGGATTTTGCCGACGAAATGTTGAAAAACATAGAGGTTCGGGGCGTGTCCTTTTCCGGTCAAGACGATAACGTTGGGGTCGTCCTTACGGGATTGTTCACGGTATTCAACAACCAAAAGACGGCGATAAATTCGCCCCGTCTGAAATTCAATACCGAAACGTTCGGTTTTGAGGAGGAATTGGAAGAAATCGTTGCGGACATTGAAAACGAGGTTTACGCATTTTTGTTCAAAGGCAAAAAGGCGCAATTGGAATTGTTCGGGGTTGACGGCGAACCCGCACCGGGTTTGGTCGCAGAACCGGAAAAGGAGGGCGGATTGTTCCCGGAGGTCGGCGACCCGGCTAACGAGGACGACCCGGAGGACGAAACGGCGGATATGTAAGCAATGGAGCCGATATTGCTAACAGACCGGGAAGAATACCAATTTGTAACCGATAGGGGGTTTTGCCCCCTATTGGATTACAAGCGGTTTACAATGGATATTCGGTTGCGTGTCGAAATCCAACGGGAATTGTTCGGGTATTGCGTTTTTGGTCGTGGGAATATCCCACAGGCAAACGAACGGTTTTTTAGGTGGATTTGGGAACATAAGCCGCACCAATGCGAGGAAACATTGCGCCCGTTGTCGAGTTATTCCGCCGTTTATTGTTCGCATATCCTAACGAGGGGTTCGCACCCGGAAATGGCGCACGACCCCCGCAATATCAATATCCTTTGTTTTGAAATGCACAACCGTTGGGAAAATGGCGACCGTAAAAATATGCGCATTTATCCCGGAAACGTTAAGGTTATAGAACTATTAAAGAAAGAATATCAAATTTTGAAATTATGAGCAAAGTTAGAATTACAAATAAACTGATTATAAATTCAGTAGTAGGTGTTATATATCAAATGCACCCTTATCATAACCCGGAAGGTATAAATAAAATAGTTCAAAAAATTAATAAGTGGTGCGATGAAACGCCCGATTGTAACGGGAGTATAAAAGATACATTCAAAATATTTGAATGGAACACGTGGAAAGATTTTGAAAAATGGCTTAATGATTTTTTGAATGATATTTTGGAATTTAGACAGCTAAATATATCACGCAAATTGAAAGACGAGGGAATTAAAGACATTGATGATGAAAGAAACAGCGGAATAAGGTTTGTTGATAGATATACGGTAGAAACACAAGATGAAAGATATACAGATTTTATTGATTTAGATGCTTGTGTAAGAAATATAGTAAGGCAAATACGCTTAATTCAACAAATGGATGAAGATTGTTTTCTTTGCAAGTATGCGAAAGAATACGGTTCTATGGAACCGTCAGAATGTGAACAATGTAAAAATTGTCTTTGTAACCCAAAAATAAGATATAATAGGGAAACGCACCCTATGGCTTTAAAACCTAAAAAAGATTGGACAGAAGAAGAAAAAGAAAAATATAAATTATGAGAACGAAACAAAGAACACCCGATTACGGGGCAATTTCCCGCCGTTCAATCCAAAATGATTTTAAAAGGGTACAAAGGTACCCGGAAAGGGAGAAACGCCCGCAAATCGAAAATCTGCCCGAAATAAATGCAGAAAGACGGGTTTTGTTTGTTGGCGAAAATTCAGGTTATTACAAATTGCGTTCTTTCATGGTTGGTAAATTGGTTCGATTAGTTCAAAAATCAAGCGTCGGCGGTTGGGTTTGTGAGTTCGTACACGACGACGACCGAAAAGCGATAAACCATGCCGCCGGATGGTCGGACAATAAGAAACAATATTTGTTGGATTGCGTAAAATTCAAGTGACATGAAAATAAAATCAAAAACCGGATATAAAATTGCGTTATACACGTTCGTGACGTTAACGGTTGCGTCTTATATGTGGGCGTTGTATAGTATCATTGTTTGGATAATTAAAGCGTTTTTTGTATGAGTGTAAACAAGGTTATTTTGATGGGACATACCGGGAAAGCCCCGGATTTTAGGGAGTTCGACAACGGGGGTTGCGTGGCGACCTTTTCGTTGGCAACCACGAAACGAGGTTATACCACAAAGGACGGGCGGCAAATCCCGGAGCGTACCGAATGGCATAACGTCGTATTGCAAAACGGGTTGGCAAAGGTCGCCAATCAGTACGTCAAAAAGGGCGACAAACTGTATATTGAGGGCGAATTGAGAACCCGGAGTTATGACGATGCGCAAGGCGTCAAACGGTATGTTACCGAGATAGTCGCAACCGATATGGAAATGTTGACCCCGAAAGCGACCGGAGCCGGGGCGCAAGTACCGCCGCCGCCCGTGCCGGATGCACCCGCCCCCGACGGAAACGACGATTTACCATTTTAAGCCGTTGACGATATGGGAGCGATAAACGGACGGGTTATTTACAGCCCAAAAGGTAAAGCCGGGGAATACGCCGAGAACGCCGCCAATTTCTTTGTCGGTTGTTCCAACGGTTGTACTTACTGTTATTTGCGCAAAGGTCGTGGCGCAAAGGTATTGGGAGGCAGTCGCCCGGAGTTGAAAAAGACGTTGCGGGAATATCCATACGCTTTGGATATTTTCAAAAACGAATTGTTGGCGCATAAGGAGGAATTGCAGAAAACGGGGTTATTCTTTTCGTTCACGACCGACCCGTTGTTGCCGGAAACGGAACGGTTGACCCGTCAAGCGGTCGGCGTATGCCAACGCCACGGCGTCCCGGTTAAGATATTGAGCAAATGCGCCGAGGGGTTGAACCGCTTCATTGATTTTGCCGAGGCGTCCGAGGGTTGGGACGTGTCCCGTATCGCTTTGGGCGCAACGTTGACAGGTTGCGACGAATTGGAGCCGAACGCCGACCCAAATATGATGCGGGTTAATGTGTTGGCACGGGCAAAACGCCACGGGTTCCGCACCTTTGCAAGCGTGGAGCCAATCCCGCCGGGAATGTACGACCGGGCAATTGGGATAATCAAATTGTCGTATCCGTTCGTTGACCTGTATAAAATCGGGTTGCAGAGCGGCGGCAAATATCCGAAACGGGAAATACGATTGATTTACGACACGATTACGGAACATTGGGAGGGACGCCCGGAACAACCCCGTATCTATTGGAAAGATAGTATTGTTAATCCGTTGGGGATTGACCGGGGAGAATTGCCGGGGTATTGTGTCCCTGTTAATTGGGATTTGTTTAACAATGAAAAGTGAAATACGGGTTGAGGTTCCCGCCGATTGCCGATTGGTCGGAGTAAGGACGGACGGCGATGTTGTCGTTATCATTTACGAGCCAATCCAAAACGTCCGGCAAATTGGATTTATCCATTACCCGGAACCCGACGACGAAACCGAGGAACCCGAAAATAAAAAGTAAATATGCAGTACAGCAATAAGGATTACAACCCGGAAAAGCACGACTGTTGGCGTGCGTTGACCGTAAAACAGCCATACGCAAATGATTTGGTAACGGAGGCGTACAAGGACGAAAACGGTATTGTTTACGGGAAAAAGACAATTGAAGTTCGGAGCAAAAACACGTCATACCGTGGCGACGTGCTGATATGTTCCGCAGCGTCCCCGGTTTATCCGGGAATGGAAAGCGGCGTTACTTTGGGATTGGTTGAGTTGTACGACGTAAAGCCGATAAAAGAGTTTACGCCGGAGGATTGGGAAAACACCCGGATTCCAAAGGAAAAGAGGGCGAAAATAACAAAGGGTTTCGGATGGATGATGCGCAACCCAAGACGTGTTATTGAATTTCCGGTTAAGGGGCAATTGGGGATTTACAATTTGGTTTATACCAAAGATTGTATATTGCCGTACCCCGTGGCAATGGTAATGGATAAAAAGGGTTATGAATTAGCAAGAAAGGAGGCACACAATGAGTAAGGACAAACACACCGTCCAAACAGGCATACACGTTGGGCGGGTCGGCGTCTATGTTTACGCCCGTGAGTATTGGCAATATCATAGTTGGCAATTTGGGGTATCCATTGATGCAATAAACGGTTACGACCGTTATGTTGATATTGAGGCGAAAATATTGTTTGTCGGCATTGGCATACGGTTTATATGGATTAAAAGAAAGGTAAAACGATGAAAGCAAAGATTTTATTGTTATCTTTGGCAACGCTTTTGTTGGGGGCGTGTCAAAGCGAGAACGAACCAACGGAGGCATTTAATTTACTTCAAAAATCCGAGAGCATGGAAGAAAGAAACGAGTTTGTAACGAATACCACGGCGGCAATGATACAGATAAACGCCCCCCGGTATAATTGTGAGATTGTCGAAACCGCATTAGCCGGGGGCGATAGGGTACGAATTTGCGTAAAAGGCGCAAAGGACGATTTGGACGCATTGTTTGGCTATGTAAACGAAGCGGGCAAAGAATGAGAGTTAAGCAACCCGAACCGTTCGACCCAAACAGAGAGTACAACCCCGGCGAACGTTGCGTTTACCGGGGTATGGTATTGATTGCCGAGATATGGACGGCAGCGGATGCACGATTAGCCAACAACAACCCCGCAATATTTACGCAACGTTGCGTTCGCTGCAAAATCCAAAGGGAAGATTGCCCCGGAATAGGTAGGCAATGCGATAAGTACAACAGAACCGACCGAAAAACGATATTTTGGCGGTTGGCATATCCGAAAACAGTAAGAACGAATAAAAAATTAGAGCATGACAGAAAGTAAGTTAAACCCGTTTGATGCGGAATTGTTGGTTATGATTGGCGATATTGCCAAAAGCCAACCGGAGGTCGAGGAAAAACCCGACCGTTACGAAATCACGGTTGACACAACCGAGATACAGGGAAACGCAATTGAAGCACTAAAACAGGCAGTCGCCGGACGATTGGGGAAACGCTTGTTAGTTACCCACACGTTAGACGCCGCCGTTGTTTTCAACGTCGAGTACGACCCGACGGAATACCCGGAACAAATCCGCACCCGGTTAGTTGAGCCGGACGCCACGGCGGGAACCCGATATTGCCGCACGTTGTTAGAAGTTGACGCAATACAGGTACGCCGGGACAATTTGGACGACCTGTTGAGATTTACCGGAGGCGGAACCATGACGATACCGAGAACCCAAAACGGGCGGGCGGTTTATTCGTTCCCGGACGGCAACGGCATTTTCATTGACGCCCCGGAAACGTACTACATTGTCCGGGAACCGGACGGACGATTGACAACCCGCCCGGAAAGAGAGTTTAACCGGGAGTTTGAGCTGAAAGGCGTAAGCGTACCGAAAGAACCCGGCGATAAGGGATGCGGGAATTGCGCCAACTTTACAAACGAGGACGTCAACGGGAACGGTTATTGCGAGGCGTTCAAATGCGAACAATCGTGCGGCGTTATGCCGTGCCAAGAGTACAAACCCAAAAATCAATAAAGCGATGAACAAAAGAGAAAAATTTTTGAAAGAGATTGCCGAGGTTATCAACCGTAATTCTTTGGAGGCGCATTTTAACGATACCCCGGATTACATATTGGCGGAAGTAGCAGTTGAAGCAATGGAGAATTTCGCCGAAGCGTCCGCACGGAGGGACAATTGGCACGGGTTCAAAGAAGCCGATAAGCCGGGCGAGGTTGTGCGGAATGAGGATTGCGACAATTGCCCGGTTCGGGGGATTTGCCCGGAGCATAAGAAGCCGGAGGCGTTCGACGTCCCAAAGGAGGTGCGAGCAATGGCGGAATTTTTCGGCAAGATGTTCCCCGGTTCCAAAGTAGAAATACACCGGGTCGAAATGCCGAAAAGGAACCTACGGGATAAACGCCGGGCAAAGAACAAAAGGAAAGGGGGCAACAATGGGAAAAAGTAATTGCCCCGGACAATCGAAGCCCGAAAAGATATGCGGAACGTGTCGATATTTTAACCCGGAATTTCCGGTAAATGGAAAGCCCGCCCCGGTATGTTTGGCAATAAAAGAAATGAAAGGGGGAACGGAATACAGCAACCCCCGTGGAACGCAACATTATTTTCGTTGCTCAAATGGGAGGTACGAAATAGGCATAAGCAATTAGGCAATCAGCCCGGAAACAAAGCCGGGGTTTTGCCGTTTATATGTGAGAGAGAACAAACGGTTGGCAATGTACCGGAAAAGCCGTAAATTTGCCCCGTGGTTAAAAGATAACCGCCGAGATATAGAAAGTATTGGTTAAGATAATAAAGCCTCTTAAAATGGAAATTCCGTGCAAATAACTTGCAAAGGGTAAGCAACGTTTTAAGGAGGTAAACAGGGGAAAGGATAAAGCCCGGAACGAAAGAACAAAGGCAAAGGAGCCGATAAGGAACCAAGCCAAAGGACGAAAAGGCGTAAAAGGCAGATTTTGACCCCTGTTTGACATTAAAAGAGGTTAGACGATGGAAAAATTGAACAAAGGGCGAAAGCCCCCCGGATACAACAAACGTTCCGAGGAACAAAGGATTTACGATGTACGGTTTTGCGCCGACTTGTTTTTGCGTGGTTATTCGTATCGAGAAATTGCCGACGCATTGAACCGGGATTTGTCCGCCCGTGGCGTTGGTTATACAATTTCGTTTCAAATGGTTTATTACGATTTGCAACAATGCCTTATCGAATGGAAGCGGGAACGGTTGGAAACAATCGACGAATATGTTACGCAGGAATTGCGCAAGTTGGATAAAATGGAGCAACAAGCGTGGGAGGCGTGGGAGGTATCCAAAACCGGAAAGCAGCGCACCAAAGAGAAAACCAACCGGGGGCGTCCTATCAAAACGGATGCGACCGACGGCGACCCGGAATATTACGGGTATGACGAAACGACCGTTGAAACGTCGGCGGGCAATCCCCGGTTTTTGGACTTGCTGTTGAACATTCAACAACGCCGGGCAAAGATGTTGGGATTTGATGCACCCGTTAAAATCGAGATACCCGGATACAACGCCGGGACGGACGACGATAAACCGAAATACGATGTTAAGGCAATCCCGGACGACCTGTTGTTTGCCGTCGCCGACAAATTGCAGTCCGCCGAATTTCAAAAGACAATCGCCGAGAAAGGAGGGGCGCAATAATGGCAAAGCGAATGAATGTTGTTAAACAGGTTGTAACCAAAACGAACCATTATTGCGGGGATTGCGGACACGGTGTTTGGTATTTCGACCATGAGAATTTAGATGTTGCAAATAGATTGCCGATTTGTTGCCGTTGTCCGTTTACCCCGAACCGTTCCCGGATAAGGAGCGAAACGGCGTGTTTGAATTGGATACCGAAAAAGCCCGGCGAATTGATAGTTACACCCGATAAAATTGTACGACCATGAGCAACGAGGAATTATTGAAGATGTACGAGGCAATCAAGGCAGACCCCGGCGAATTGGTGCGAGCCGCCGCCCGTAAACGTCTTATCAACTTTGCCCGGTATATGCAACCGGATTTGGTATTGGAACCGTTTCATGTTGTATATTATACCCTGTTGGATATGTTTGCGCATGGCAAAATACGAAAGATGATTGTACAACAGCCGCCGCAACATGGCAAATCGGAGGGGTCAAGCCGCAAATTACCCGCATTTATGTTGGGGTTAGACCCCGACCGCAAAATATGTATCGGTTCGTATGCGGCGACAATCGCACGGGATTTTAACCGGGACGTTCAACGAATAATCGACACGCCCCGGTATCGTGAATTATTCCCCGGCACGTACTTAAATGGGTCGAACGTCGTAACAATGGCGAATACCTATTTGCGCAATTCCGATGTTATCGAAATGGTCGGGCGTAAGGGGTCGTTGCGTGTCGTCGGTCGTGGCGGTTCGCTGACGTCTAAAACCGTGGACGTTTCGATATTGGACGACGTGTATAAAGATTACGCCGAGGGTAACAGCCCGATAGTACGGGCGGCGGCGTGGAAATGGTACACGACCGTTGTACGCACCCGTTTACATAATGATAGTCAAGAATTGATTGTATTTACCCGTTGGCACGACGACGATTTGATAGGGCGCATTGAAAAGAGCGGCGAAACGATTATTGATGTTAAGTGTTGGGCGGATTTGGAGGACGTAACGCCGGGGGCGTGGGTGCGCATAAACTTTGAGGGGTTGAAAACCGGGGAACCGACCGAGATAGACCCACGGGAACCGGGGGCGGCATTATGGGAAAGCCGACACAGTAAGCAAAAGTTGGAAGCGCAAAAGGCATTAGACCCGGTGCAATTTCAATGCCTGTATCAAGGCAACCCCGGTTCCGCCGAGGGTCGATTGTACCAACCTTTCAAAACGTGGGTCGAAAAATCCGATTACGGCACGTACATTCGTTCCGGCGCATACATTGACGTTGCCGACGAGGGCGACGACCTGTTGTTTGCCGCAACGTATGACGTGTATAAGTCCGACAATCTGTTTTTCAACGAGAAAACAAAGCGCATGGAGCCGATATTGTTTGCCCTTATTACAGATATGGAAATGACGGACGAAAATACGGACGTTACAACCGTAACCGTCCCGGCGATGATTAACCGGAACGGGACGCAAAAAGCGTGGGTTGAGAGCAACAACGGTGGTGCGGGTTATGAAAAGGTTATCAAAAAGAAAGTCCGGGCGATTACCGACCCGTTTTATCAAGGGGGCAACAAGGAAAGCCGGATAATAACAGCGTCCGCAATGGTTAATCAACATATAATTATGCCGTTCGGTTGGGAAACCCGGTACAAAGCCGTTTACGACCATGTAACCGGATTTTTGCGCAATTTCGGAGCCAATACGCACGACGACCCGGAGGACGGATTGACCGGGATATATGAAAAGGAGATTGCGGACGGCAATATACAGCCATACGCACACGCAAACCGAGGCGTAAGACGACGCAATTAGCAATATTTTTGAGATATGCAAGATTATCCGGGAAAAAGTTTATAACTTTGTAACCGAAACGAGAGGGCAAAGGGACAGCCCCGGAGAAAGTAATAATATTTTTAACGTTAAAAACAAAGAAGTATGATTTGTAAATGTCCGGCGGGGGCGGCGTTGCCCGATGTACCCGCAATTAAGTGTTCGGAAAGTTTCGGACAGGTTCAGAAAGTGGCTTTTCAACGTCTTATGAAAGACGACGGAAGCAAAAACAGTTTTACGAGTGAAAAAGCGATTACGGCGTTAGCGTCATGGACGCCCATGTTATCGGCGGAGGATAGCACGAAAATAGTTGTTTCGCCGTATATCCAAGCCCCGACCGCCGAGGCGGGAGCCGCCCGCACCTTTGGAGGCGGTAACGAAACGTTAGGAGGCGTCGAAGAGATTGTTGGACGTGAACCAACCCCGTTTACCGGAGTTATCCGCAAAGCCCCGCAGGAGGTTATCAAGGCATTAAAGGAAATGCAATGCGAAAGTTGGGGCGACAATTTGGGTATCTTCATTTTCGACGGAAACGGCGCAATTGGAGCCATTAAGGACGCCACAACGGAGGGTACATTTTACCCGATACCGATACGTTCGTTGTTTATCGGCGATAAGACGTTGGGCGGATTGGAAGCTCCGGACAGCAACGCAATACAATGGTCGTTTTTGCCGAATTGGTCGGACGATTTGGCGATTGTTGCCCCGGCGTTTAACCCGCTTACGGATTTGAAACCCGCATAAGCGTAATGACTGCGAAAGTTACAAAGGTCGTGTTGGAGTGTCCGACCCTTAACACGACCGAAGAATTTGAGATTAACCACGCCGAACGCCTGTTGCGGATGCCTAACAATGGCGGTTGGCAGTTGCCCGAAAAAACACCTTTTGAATTTAGCAAAGAAAATGGGATTAGATATAAAACGCATAAGAAAGGAAATAACGGAACCGAGGAAAAAGGCGACGATAAATAAAGCGGTCATACACCAAAACCGCATTAAATTTCACGCCCAAACCAACGTAACGCCCTTAATGTGTTTACCCACGACCGATTTTTTGGCATGGGTTCAAAATCTTATCCCGCACGATAAATTCAAAATCTTCAAAACATTGTTCCGTTACCCCGTTCGTACCAACGAGGTAACGGGCATTTGTTTTGATAAGTTAAGCCGTATTTTCGACGGTCGTAACCCGGCGTTCAACTATCAATTTCAAAACACGGAACAACGGGACGATTGGGAGTATTACCGCCAAGATGTATTAAAGGAGCCGGAAATTTGGAGCACGAAAGGTTGGGAGTTTTTCAAGACGGAAATAAACAGCGTCTTAATAGTTGATTTGCCCGCCGAGCAAAACCCCGCCGACCGATACCCGACCCCGTATTTTTATTGGCTACCTATCGAAAGCGTCATAACCTTTGAGGCAAACCGGACAACCGGGGTTATGGATTGGATAATTTTCCGCCAACCCGATAAACGTATTGCAGTTATTGACGATGAACGATACAGAGTATTTGCAGAGGACGACGGCGGCAACATAGGCGAATTATTGGTTGATAACCCACACGATTTGCGCTATTGCCCCGCCCGTTTCTTTTGGAAAGAGCCAATGAATTTGCGAGAACCGGACGTTAAACAATCTCCGCTAACAAAAGAATTGGAGGCGTTGGATTGGTTTTTGTTTTTCCATATATCGAAGCGGCATTTGGATATGTACGGGGCGTACCCGATATATTCCGGTTACGAACAATCGTGCGATTTTACAAACGCCGAAAACGGCGATTATTGCGACGGTGGATTTTTGAAAGACAAACAAGGGTATTACAGGTTAGACCAAGCCGGGTTATTGATGCGTTGCCCCAAGTGCGGCGACAAACGGATTACAGGGGCGGGTTCCTTTGTTGAAATACCGATACCGGACGGGGACAAACAACCCGATTTGCGGAACCCGGTACAAATGTTGACCGTTGACCGTACAAGTTTGGATTATAACGTTGAGGAAGAAAAGCGATTGCGGGAAAACATTATTACCGCCGTCGTCGGACAAAACGAGGAAGTAACCCAACGGGAGGCATTCAACGAACAACAGGTTAAAGCCGCATTTGAGAGCCAAAGCACGGTATTAAACCGAGTGAAAAAAGGCTTTGAAGCCGCCCAACAGTTCGTCGATGAAACGGTTTGCCGATTGCGATACGGCAATATGTTCGTATCTGCAAAAGTCAATTACGGCACGGAGTTCTATTTGTACGACGTAAGCGAGTTGCGGAACCGTTACAAGTCGGCAAAGGAAAGCGGCGCAAGTGAGGCAGAATTGGACGCCCTACAAAATCAGATTATCGAAACGGAGTACCGGAACAACCCAACCCAATTGCAGCGTATGTTGATATTGGCAGAATTGGAGCCGTACCGCCATTTGACCCGGAACGAGGTATTGGATTTGTACGGGCGTAACTTAATCCCGGAGAATGAATTGCGTATAAAGTTGAATTTCGCTAACTTTGTCCGCAGGTTTGAACGGGAGAATACAAACATTTTGGAATTTGGAACGCAAATACCATTCGACCAAAAGATTTCAATAATAACAAGTAAATTTAACGAGTATGCAAGTAAAAACAGCAACCGAGGGTAAAACAAAGGACGTCGCAATTACCTACGTCACCCCCGAAAACTACATTGTACCGAGCAACGAACAACATTTGTATCATTGCGTTATTGAGGTACGCAAGTTTGACAGCGAAACGGGAAAACGCTTATCCGTTCCCCGTATCCAAAAGTTCGGCAAAAAGTCCTTTGAAAACGGCATTTTGGACGCACTGAAAAAACAGGGTTACACGATTACCGTATTGCACGACCCCAACGAGTACGTCAAGGCGCAAGCC